ACATCTGCTTTAAGTGACACTTCTATTGCATTTAATGCCCTCAAAATGGCGTGAGCATCCTCACGTTTTTCCACTTCGTCAGCCCTACTATCTGCGAAAACAGTTTTTTGCTCTTCTCGCAAATTCTTTATAGTTTCAATGAACCATTCATTTTCCAGTAACGATTTTGACCGTTTGGCTTTTTGTTCAATATCCACCATTCATTCCATTCATCATTTGAGCATTATGCTCTCGAACAGTCGCTTGTTCTTGTTTTACTTCCTCAACATCTACTGCCGTTCCATACTTACCTAATATCTCTGCTACCTTTACTGCAAGGTCTTGCACCATTTCATCTCTAGCCAAATCATCCTTCATAGCTAATTCGTGCATTTTGTACTGATTATCCATCTGCGCTTTTGCCATATCAACTTGCGCTTTAGTTTGCGTTTTCATTTGTTCTGTTTGCATTGCCATTGCCATTGGGTCAGGCGCTTGACCAGCCGCCATTTGAGCTTGCTGTGCCGCTTGTTGTTGCTGCATCATCATTTGCTGCTCTATTTCAGGCGTCATAGGCATAAAGTAACGATCAGCATTTTTCAAACCACCTATTGCTAACAAATCAGCTAACGTGTTTCTCATTTGGCTTAGAGTAACAACACCGTTCATTGGGCCGTAGCCTTGATATATTTGTTGTTGTATTGCTAAAGTTTGTTGCAGCGTTACAGCTTTTTCTCGTTCTCTACCTGTTCCAACACCAACATTAACAATTAAATCTAAATCTACGTTCCAATTTTGTAAGTCTATCGGAACAAAACTACCATTTAATCTAATGACTTGCTCTCGATCTACGTTTTTAACCATAATGTTTAGCATTAACTTAAACAGACGCTTCATGCCGCCTTCCGCTAGGTTTCGGGCTATTACTTCTGCCTGACCAGCCTGACCTTCTAACGAGGCCGCTACACTTGTTGCTGTAGCGCTTTTCAGCACATCAGGATCTAGCCCTTGGGCCATTTTAGAAACGCCTGTTTTGTTATCAACCAACTGGTCAAAATACTGAAGGGCTGGTAATGTCTGCGCTGCTGTAAAAGGCACTGCCATTTCCGAAACCGCATTTGGAGATTTTACACGCACTATGCGTCCAATTTCATTTGATAAAAGATCTTCTACGGCAACCTGACCGTCTAAAATTTGTACGGCTGGATTATTAACTAATGCAGCATTATCTAATATGCCTCTAAGCATGGATGTAGAAGCGTCTTGGTCATTAATTACTAAGTCAACAATAGATGTTCCGAAAAAGGCGTGTGGCTCTGGATCAACTTCAAAAATTGCATATGGCACTTCTTCTGCTTCGTAAAAATCTAACACTTTATAGTTAGAACCAGCACAAATAAATTGATAAAGGATAGGCTTACCTGTTCCTTCAATATCAAGCTCCATAAAAGCCTGTGTGACAGTTATTTTCTTTGATGCTGCTGAAGTGTTTTCATCTTCGCCTTCATCTATAGCATAGCCTCTACGCTCAAATTCTGCTTCGTCATCTACAACAGAATACTCTGTATTTGTAAGATCAACTAATTCCTCTATAGAAAACCCCATAGCCAACAAATCACTAACGCGCATTTCTGAACTATGGCCTATTACATAATTTTCTTCTACTGAACGACTGTTACGATCTACAAAGAAATCTTCAGGGGCGATAGATTTGACAGCAATATCTCCACTGCTAATAGTTCTTGAAATTTTAACGTCATGCTCTACTATTTCAACTTCAATTTCCTGCTCATCTACCGTGGCTTGTGTTCTCATTTCATGTTCAATGATTTCCACATTTTCTTCTGAGGCAATAAGAGCAAACTCATCGTCTGTTAAATTTTCGAATGTTTCGATTTCTGTTTCTTCTTTGTTGTCATAGTAAACGTAAGCTATACCAGTTTTCTTAACTAAAGCGTCTTGAAAAACATCGTTAAGTAGCTTGTAACCATTTTGCTGTTGAAACTTATACGATATAAAATTTGTAGCCTGCTCTGCTACTTGTACGTCCTCTGGACCTCTAGGACTAAATTCTACTGGCTTTTCACTAGACAAAAACACTCTTTGCAATGAAGGTTTTAAGCCTCTAACAACATCTCTACATTTGCTGCTTATAACACTACTGCGCCCTTCTTCATGGCCTATATCTACCTCTAAATCAAAATAGCGTTGCGCCTTTATTCTTTGTGGTGCTATTTCGCTATCTACAAAATCAACTGCGTCTTGTATTGCTGTGGAAACAATACTTTCTATCTGTAATTTATCTAATGGTTCTAAACGCATATTGTTTCCTTTATTGGTTCATTCCCTGACCTAGAGCTTGCCCTGAGTAGTATGCTGTTAATGCACTGTATAACTTGTCTGCTGCATCAGGAGATAAGTTTCGGCCCTGCATAATAGTATTTAATACTTTATCAACATTTGCTTTCTGCACTTGCCCACCAGCCGCCTTCGCACCAGCGCCACCAGCCGCAACCGTACCACCAGCTAAATATGCAAGGTTTGGATCTTGTGTTATATTATAAGTAGCCAAACCAGCACCACCACCACCGTACATAGAAACAACTCCTGTAGGTGCAAACTTACCAAGATAACGCAAGAAGTTTTCTACAGGACCACCTTGAACAACTTTTTCTATTGCTTTGATTTCATCCTGTGACCACCCAGTTTCTTGACCTTTTATTATTCTATTTAATAGTTGACGATACTGTATTCTTATAGCGTTTTCCATATCGTTATTTGCTGCTGATGCACTGTTCTTAGCTAACATCATCATTTCTTCAATTTGGTCAGCTTTCATCGCTTTTGCGTACATCGAATTTGCTACTCTAATATTATCAGTTAGCTGTCCTGTAACTTCGTCAAACTCACGCAAAATGTTTCTTAAAACATTCTTTTCTGGGCCACTAGCCGCCATCATTCTATTCATTATGCCACGCCTAATTGACATAATATTTGCGCCTGTCATACCCTTATCAGCATAAGCCTCTAATATTCTTAGCTGGCCTTTTACCGTTGGCATATCTGGGCTAACTCTGCTTTTACTACTTCCCTTAATCGGCTCTACCATGCCGTTTCGGTCTGCTATAGAAAAAGCTCTATCGTAAATTTCTTCTGTTATGTTTGGTTGCGCTGAAAGCCCTTTGTCAATTTGCCACTCGTATAAGTTTCCTGCTTCTATTTTTAATGCTTCTGAAGAAAGCGGTCCTTTATAACCTTTTTTCATTAAACCATCTATATAACTGACCGCTTTACCGCCTGCTAAACTTCCCACAATATTAGCAATCATTTCGGCTGTAGGATTTTCGCCAAAAACTTCTCTTGTTGTTCCTTCTGCTAATCCACCACCAACTGCTGCGCCACTTTCTACTGCTGCAAAGGTAGCTGGGGCTTGCTTTGCCTCGCCTTTCATTTTTGCTAATATGTTTTTAAATGCACTGTATATGCTGGATGATCCTTGCGCTACCTTTGACGGTACAGTAGCCATCAAACCAGTAGTTACTGCGGCAGTATCACCTACAACACCACCAACATTTTGACCAATTCTTTGAGCAGCATTTTGTGGCGGTATGTTTGTTATGCCCTCACCACCGCTTAATGTTTGTATTAAGTTCTGGATGCTTTCAGAGCCGCCAACAGGGGGATTTTCACTATCTCTAAGGCCAATCTTTTCTAAACCAGCCGCAGCCATGTCAACTGGCGCACCAATATTTGAAAGACTTTTATAGAACTGAGATATAGTTTGATCTGCTACATTTGTTTTGCCAATATTTTGCTGTGCAGCCCTACGATCTATTTCAGCAGATATTAAGGCAACAGCCATGTCATCGCCTTTACCATCGTTTGCGTTCATAGCTTTAAGAAGAGCTTTTTCTAATTGTTCATTTGTTTTTGATGAAAAATCCATGTTTTTTCCTTAATCAAAATATTGATCTATTTCAGACAACCTGCGCTGAAATTCTTCTTTTAAACTATTTTGCCGACCAAACTCTGCCATAGCATTAAAAAACGCTATATCAATCGGTGGTTTTCCTTCTGCTCTTTGTTTTTCAGCATATTCGTTTGCAAGGTTCATAATGGCAATTTTTCTTTCTTGTATTATTTCATTAATTAATAAAATTCTAAAATTACCTTCTTTAGTTGTTCCTAATTGCGGAACTTGCCTTTCTACAAAATCTCTATCACCCTCTGAAAATCCAGCACCAAGAGATCCACCCATTTTTGCAAGTATTAAATCTTTAGATAATGCGTCAAAAGCTTCTTTAGAGGCAACACCTTCTAAATTAGAAACATCACCACCTAACGCTGCATAAACTTTTGCTAAATTCATTTTACTTTCGGCGAAAGCTCCAGACGTAAAATTAGGGTCAAGCATTAATTGTCTTAACATACCAATTTTACCATAAGCATCGACTGCTGTTTGACCTTCATCTAAAATTTTGAAGTAACGATTAACCATTTCTTCGCCCATTTTTTTATCGGCTGACGTTTCTTCAGTACCCATCGACACAAGAGGACCAGATTGAATAGGTTTTACATCTCCTGTGCTAAAAACATTATAAGCTTGTTTTTCATCATAGATTTCAGGTTGGCCTTTTGCTTTCAACTCAGCATTAAGCTCTGCGCCACTTTTTTGTATTGCTGTTTTTGGTGGTGTTGCAAACTTTTGCCTGTAATAAATAGTCATTGCATCTTTAGGCAATAAAGCCCTTGCTTCGACAGATGCTAAAACTTGTTTAGCTATCTCGTCTCCTTGCGCTGCCAAACCTTGGAGAACATTAATTGTTCTATTTCTGTTATTAGCGGTTTCTTCATATTTTTTTTGCGCTAGAGCATTTGCAGTAATTTTGTCACCCATTCTCAATTCAGGCATAACTAACGGATCTAACGCTCTTGCAAATTGTTCTCCTGTAGAAAGTAGTTGGCCTTCTTTTGGTTCTGTAACTGCGTTATATAGACCTGAAGCACCTTTTCTTAACATTGTAAGAAAATCATCTTTTTCTGTAGGCATTACCATTTGCTTTTCCTCTTCTGGTCTCATCCTATTGTAATAATCTTTAAGTCCTGTCTGCCTGTCATCACGCCACTGTGCTATCCCATAAGCCCCTATGCCGCCCCCTGAAGGGTTGTAAGCGTCTGGGTCAATCTCAAACCCACTTTCTGCCATTAAGTTACCAGTAACGCCAGCAGCTTGTGGTAAGGTCATTCCCTTGTCAGTTAGATAATTAACTGTAGCAACCGCATTTGGCGATATTGACGACAAGTTGTTATTACTAAAAGCCTTGAATACATCTGTAGCGTAATTCTGTCGCTTCTTTAAGTGTTGACCGTCAGCCCTTTCATATGTGTTTTCAAATGCTGTAGCATATTCAGCAGGAGTAATAAGATTAGGATTGGTTAAGAAATTTTGCCACGTTTTCTTTTCTGGTCCTTGGAGTTCAGCCCAAAGCCAATCAAGTTGTGTGCCAAAGGGTATACTACCAATCGTTTGAACCATAAATTAACCTTTAGGCATCATTGCAAGTGTTTGTAAATAATTGAATAATCCAGGTTGAAAGCTTTGACTAGAACCGACCATATTAGGCTGTGCTGATATAGTTTGAAGCAATGTATTGAGCGATCCAAGAGGTTGTCCTGTGTAGCCTTGGTACTGTTTTTGACCAGCATTAGCTAAATTTTGCATCAGTTGTTGTTGCATCTGACCTTGCTGCATTTGCTGGTTGCCTATCGCCTGACCATAACCAAAAGACCGTTGCCCCTGAGTTCCTAACTGTCCTGCCGCTTGCATTTGCCTGTTAAGATCTGCTTGAGAAGCTCCAAGTGCCGTATTAAAACCTTGCTGTCTTAATGCTCCAACTTTGTCTAATGCTTGTTGCTGATAACCTTTAGCCGCCTCTGCCATTGCTATTCCATGCCTAGAGCCACCGTAAGCCCCTGCTGCATCCGCTTGTGCGCCTAAAGTATTTAAACCTATCTGTGCAGCGCCACCTACGTCACGAAGCGTCCTATCAACTACTGATTGGTCATATGGGTTTTGATAGTTAGCCATTCCAGAAGCGGCTGTTTCGTTTAGTCCTTGCGCTGTTCTTGCTAATGAACCTTGTTGCGCCATAGAAGCTTGATTATATGGATTTGCCGTAGGTTGTACCATATTTGGGTTTGCACCGCCTGCCATCTTATTTGCCCCTTCTGCCTTGACCTTGCATCTCTAATGCAACTGGTTGATTATCTGGTACTCTGCTTCCAGCTTGCCCTGTAACTGGATCAATTACAAAACTTTCTATATATTCAGCTTGAGCAGGGCGTCTTGTTTTTAGTGCGTCAACATTTGCGTCAAACACATCACCTGAAGAATAACCAGTAACACCACCAATAGTTTGTGTTGGCGGCAAATAGGACTGATTATCTGCTGTTGGCATACCAAAAGCATTTGCCATTTGGTTTGTACCTTCAAAAGCTGCCGTTTGCATTGGCGAAAATCCTGCTATATCGACACCATACATCGGGGTATATCCCGTTGCCGCAGCGTCCGTACCAACCCCAGCCGTCTGTTGCACTCCTGTTTCTGCAAACGCAGGCATTGTTGCTGTTTTATCTGTTCTGCCACCTTTAGCCATTACTCAACTTCCTTCTGAAAAGTCGTATACATTTGTTTCCATCCTAACGGTTCTAAAACTTTTTTCCAACCAATTCGCCCAGACATTGTTCCAGCCTTACAACCATTTTGGACTGCCCAATCTGTTATGTCGTTATTCATATCTACTATTTGGTCTAACTCACCGCCAGCTAAAAACAAATTCAAAACCTTTTTTCTAGGATATATCACAATTTCAGTAACAATGCACCCCCTTGGAGCAGGCCATAATTGCATACGTTTTGCGTAGATACCTTCTACAATATCGTCAAAATGATGAGTGCCACCACAATATTCTAAAGCGTCCTCTATCCAAGGCCGACATCTTTCCAATTCATTGACGTACACATCTTTAGGCATTTACCATGTAGCTAATGCTACCCTCTTCCAAATTGCGCTACTTCCATCATAATCGGCAACACAAATATAAATATAATTTGTATCCCAAGCTATCATTCCAGTTACATCACCCACACTACCAGTGTTTGCACTTGGCGTAGGTTGTTTTGTTGCAAGCTGTCTAAAAGCGTTATCGCTAGAAACAACTGCATATTTTTTAGTTTCATCCCACAATATAACACCATTTTCTGATGGGTTATCGTCTGCCGATTTAAAGTACAATTTGCCTAAATTACGCTGCAAGTAATTAGTAAGCTGCCTACCCCATTGTGATAGGTCTTGACTTATAACTGGCAAGATAGGAGCAGGCATTAACGTGTACCCCCTATTGTAGCCTCAAGTCGCATAATACCTACACGCCAATCCGCAGGACGCACACCTGTTACCCTCATGCGAACTTGTCTGCCACTAAACCTAGCGTCTGTTGGATTAGCAGGCGTAAATGGACCATGTGATGTTTCTGTATCGTTAGGGTGATACCTTGTTTTGAAGGTCATGCTTACATCACCTTGCGTAACCTCATCAGGTATAACTGACGTAACGTACATAATGTTTTCACCAGTGCCAGCCGATATTGGCCCTGTTTCAGCAAAAATTGCACCGTTATCTACGTTATAACCAACCTCATGCTCTTTTATATTAGCGTGTGTGCCGTCATAATCTGCCATGAACGGATATCTAAAAACACCTCTAGCCTCGCCAGATGTCCGTGAAAGCTCACCAATCATCCAGTGATTTTCGTTGTAATCGTAAGCAACATAGCGGTCTATTTCTAAACTGCTTGATGATGGGTAAAACCACCAAACTTCACCATATTGCGGTATACCCATAGCCCATATTTTTGTTTGCTGAGAAGTGTTAATGTCGCCAAATATATAATCATGCACATCGCATTTAATAGTCTGTACTGTGTTACCATTGAACAAAAAGAAATTTTCTTGCCCAATAAAGAACACACCTCTATCTGTATCTACCGCTCCACGGCTCGTAACAGTGCCGCAGGATGTACCAACTCTTTCGAAGCCATAAACGTAGGGTGGCCCTTGATAACGCGCTGTGTGGGCGTCTGTGTCAGTTAAAATAAGCGTTTGGCCTCTAGTTCTGATAGCTTGCATAATTTGACCAGAAGTTTGCAACTCTATATCACCTGCTTCATTTGTAGCCGCAGGCGTCCATGCGTTTCTATCTTCTCGGTCACACCAAGATATTTTACGACTATTACCACCAGAACCAAGTGCAAAGATAAACCGCTCTTCGGTCACAACCAAACCAAGATTAGATAATGGTGCGCCAGTAATTGGTGTGGCTACTGTAGCTAATTTTAATGATGTTTCGGTAACATTTACATTTTGCTCTGCGTTGGTGGCAGGATAAATTTGTATTGTGACGCCAGTATCGTCTGTGTCAAAGCGATAAAAACTATTGCCAATAGGAAGTGTTTTATCAAGTAATACTGTCGTTGTTGTTGTGCCAATTATTTTAATTTTTAATGACGGTATTGTAGTTGCATCATTATCTGCATCAGGGTCAGTGACATTTATAATGAAGTGATATTTTTTACCGCTTGTTAGGCCTGTTATAGCTTGCTCAAGATTTGCAGCCGTTGTTCCTGTCCACTCTGCTTGCCCAGAGTTAATAGCCCAACCAGTGCCTAGCGTCCAATCTGTTCCTGCCGCAAAACTATTATTAGCTATTAATTCAGCGCCACTAGAAACACCTAAACCCCACTCGACAAGTCTACCGTCATCATAATGGCAACCAACCATTATTTCTCCAAAGTTATCTAGGCTCCAAAACGTAGCAGGCTCAGGAATAGCGTTAGAAAGCTGTTGTCGAGGTGTACCCCAAAAGCCTACACCGAAAGCACCTTTACCATAGCCTGCCGATACAGCCGCATCTTTGCGTCCAGTTGCTAAGTTTTCTGGCGTAATGTCGTAGCATAAACCACTACCTGTCATTGCTATTAAAGCATTATGCGAACCGCCTGCTAACCAAGTGCTTGTATTTAATGCTTCCCAAGCGTGCATACCTCTTATTGGCTGCAAGGCAAAATCTTCTTTTCTGTTTTGCCAACCACCAATAGGCCGCAATGAACCGTCTAACCATCTAACTAAACTACCTTCACGCCATCTGCCAGATTGCTCGTAGTCTGTGCCTATTCGGTAAAATCCAGATGGTATGTCTAAAGGTACTAAAGTCATGTTTACGTTTTCATAATATAAGCAAGTGCATAGAAAGGTGGTCTGTTTTCGTGTGCGCTACCGCCACCAGTATTAGAAACAGTAACAGTGTGTGTGTGCGCTCCTGCGCTGTTTATAGATAAAGTGTGTGAGTGGCTTCCTGCCGAATTAGACGTAAAATCATTGTCTGTACCTTCAACAGAATTTGTTCCATTTTGCCCATTATTCAAAATAGATACGTTATTACCAAAATAATCCACTGTAGAAGAATAGGAAAAGTTTGTATCGTGAGTGTGTGCGCCCGTAGTATTGGTTGAGCCAGTGTGCGTATGACTTCCTGCGCTTGCTGTTGAGCCAGAGTGACTGTGAGCAGGCATTTCACTAGTGGTTAGTGTCACATCATTTGCACCGCCTGTCGCGCCTACGTTATACGTTCCGCTACTGTCTGCGTCTGCGTGGACAATAAACTTACCTGTTAAGTTAGGTGTGCCGTTTGTGCCATCGCATAATGCCCAGCCAGTCGGTATCGTTGCAACCGTACCAGACCACATAATAATGCCACCTGTGGGCATTGCCTTGTTTACGGCTGTATCAAGTAAATCCATATTTGCGTTGAGTGCGTTACCCCAAGTGTTATCACTTCCACCAACCGTTGGTTTAGTTAAACCTAAATTTGCTGTCGTAGACATATTAAATTCCTTTTCTTAAACCCAACGTACCATTTTTCTAAGCATCCGTCCACGTTCCTGACGCTGCACTGTCATCTGTCCAAATACCTGTTGCCGCACTGTCATTAGCCCATGTGCCTTGGTCTTGTGCATCATCGCTCCAAATACCATCACCCTCGCAATATCCCACTAGCCAATAACGCTTTCCTGCAAATACAACATTTGCTCCTATCGCATTTGGGTCACGCTCAACATATGGATTTAGTGCAGTCATTCGGCTTCCTGAATTGTGTTACCCTCTGCCACCCATTTTTGAATAGCCACATAATGTCTATTTTCACTATTTATTGGAATAAACATTACAATTTCATCTATTGTTGCTTTTATTTGCCTCATAGGATTATCCTCTGGGGCTGTAAATTGAGCTGATGTAATATTCATTTATAACTCCGCATCCGCTGTATAACCGCCATACCAATAATTTGCGCTTGGCAAATCGCCACCGTAATAGTCTGAATAAGCAACAACATGGTCTAAACCACCGTAAACCATTACACCTCCATTACTTAACGATTGTATGCCTGTAACGGCTGTCAGTGCTGGTGTTGTTCTCATTTGACCAGCAGGAAAGCTGTGCATTTGGGTTCTTTCTTCTCTGTATGAAAAGCCTGCCGTTGTTGCGTTGGCTAAGCCCAAGGTATAGCCAGCAGATTTGTAATAATAACGATAGCATTTTTTTTGAGTAACAGAAATTATTTCGTGTTCAAAATCCGTTGCTTCATCTCCAGTTTGTAATTGTATGCCAGTAATTTCCCAATCGTTACTTGTGCTATCTGCAAAGTTTACTTGACCAGTTGTACTGCCTGCATCAGTAGAAGCCGCCCATGTTGTTTTTAAAGTGCCAGTATTTGTATCTGCACCAGCATATAAATTAAAAAATATTTCTAATGAACTTGCATTGTCATCATCAAATTTGCCTATTGTGTCGGCAGGAAAATTAATAGTGTATCTGTTCCAATTTGTATCAGCTACAGTATACAAACCATTTACCTTTCTAGTATTATCTCTATCAAACATGGACACCGTATAAATACCAGTTTTATTTGTTTTGACATAGAAAGATAATGTAAAACCTAAAGCTGTAGCGTGACCTTTTTGGAACCTTTGTAAGTCTTGACCTTCAAGTTTATGAGAAACATATGCTTGCTCATTCGAAGCAAGAGAAGTATCTGCCGTTGTGCAATCCACTTTTAGTGCGTTACCAAATCCTGCTAAGTCTGTGACGCTTGATTGTGAAACAGTAAAAGCCGCACCAGAGTTCTGTTTATAAAACTGAAATCTATCTAGCGTATAAACATTGCCAACAGAAGCAAACGAAGTGCCACGTTGACTTAAATTCATTGCACCGTTGACTATGACGTTGACGCCACCACCACCGCCTGCTTTCCCTGCGTTGTCTGCTATATCTCTTGCTTTAGTCATTAATTACCTCAATCAAGATGGTTTAGTAGGCCACGTTACATCGTCTAAGCTCGTTGCGCTGTCTGTTATATCTCTTAGAGCCTGACGGTAGGTTGTGCGCTCAGAACTCATGGTATGGTCACTTAACGCCCACCAATCTGTTTCCGCTAATCTACGGTTACGCTCTTCACGCAGTAAGCGCATTGGTTCTGCATTGACTAACTCAGTCTTCTTAGCTGATACCGCTGACCAAGTTGTGCCAAAGTCATCAGGATTGTCGCTTTCGATTGCAGAGCCATTGTCATCTGAGCCTGTTACCTTTCGAAACATCTCATTGAACTCTGCTTCTGTTGTTGGCTCACCACGAAGAACCCACTCCGTAATACCCAACTCTTGTAGTGCTGTTGCTATTGTTGTCATCCTGCTATCTCCATAAGCGTAAATGTTGAAATACCGTTACTTGCTCCTATTTCTATAGTTGCTGTGCTTGCAAAGTTACTTGCCTGAACTTTATAAGTAACACTAGATGTTGTTGATGGGCTGTCTAAATAAGACGTTGAAACAGAGCCTATGCTATTTGAGGCTGAGTTTCCTGTGTAACCAAATTGACCTGAAAATTTTAATAAGTCTGTACTACCTCTCATTAGCCAAGCAGCACCATAAGTAGAACCAGAGGCATTTTGCCCAGCATCAGCTAAATTTACTACAGCTAAAATTTTACTAGATGTAGATGATGGGGTAATAGATAAAGAAAAAATGTCTACTCTGGTATTTGTTGTAAGTTGGTGTACACCTGTAGTAGTATTTTTAACCTGAAGAACACTTCCTGCCGTATCCAACCCTAAACCTGTTGCAGTAGGAGCCGCCCCTGCCGTAGTTTGTATCTGGTCAACTTTTAAGATAGAGGTCATTGTTTTAACTCCTTTACAGAAAAGAAGTAATTTGTTGAGCCGCCACACCCATCAGTTCCCCAAGAACTGTCAGCACCGCCATATTTTCTACCTTGAAGTTTATAAAGGGTAGCAGACGTTGTATTTGGTTCATCCATAAATATACCATCTAAGGGTGGATAAAGGTCGGCACTGTAATCTGCTCTATTTAGATAGTTTTGCCAACTAGCACTTTCTATTACAGTGCTATCTCGTAATATTCTATAATCTTGTCCAGCGTTTATAGAAGTATTATTCATTCCTGTTTTTGCCCACATACTTATAATTATTTTACTGGACGCATACTTTGGAGTAATAGTTAAAGCAAAACCACTAGCATCTGTATAAGAATTAGAACTGAAAGAAGTATTTGACGTTATTCTTGTAACTAGCTCTTGCACTACCTGTCCTGCACTTGGTACAAATGTTCCTGCGCTTACGTCAAGCGTCTGACCGCTAGGAATAACCACCCCATTACCACTAGTCTTTTCGTTGATGGTGTCTACTTTTAGGATGCTCATTGTGCTATCTCCATAAGATGAAATGAGTTAAAGTTTTGAGAAGGGGAACTATAACCACCAGATGAACCCCAACCATAGTAACCAGTGCCAGCCCCAACTCTACAATAAATAGTGTAAGTTATAGCACTTGTTGTTCCAGCAACATGGCTAGACATAGATGATTG